GAATCTACTGTATTTGCAAAAGGCATTTTAAAATAACTAAATAATGGTTTTTCAACATATAAAAGTGTTCCTTGTGGTGCTATCTCTGCCCATTCTTCAACTTCTGATAGTGCAATTTCATTTCCTAACGATTGATCTACGCTGCTATTACTGAAATTCTTTTTCTTGAATGCCTTATTCATAATTGTATAATCTGCATTAACTAAATTATGATATTCTAATCTAGTGTATGTTGTATCTCCTTGTGTCTTTGTTTCAATGAATATGCACCCTGTTATTTCTCCCCTGGAGTTATAAGCAGTCGGAAAGAACGAATCTGCTAATACCATGTCAACTTCTATATGTCCATTAGATAGATATGGTTTAAATATTAGTCCGCCCATAGCACACGCAAATTGAGTATAATTTCTTATATTATCTATTACCACTTGATATTGTTCATTTAAAAAGTCATTATTTTTTATTTCTGATTTAAATTCTATAGTCACTAACTTAGCGAATATACTTGCTATGCCTTGCCCTAAGTTCATACTAAATACATTCTTCTTATCAACCCATGGTGATTTATTTTCGTGTATGCTCTTCCATAGATCAATAGCATTAACCATATCATTACTCATTGCCACTTGTACATTCATTTTACTTTCTATCGTGCCTTTATTAAACATCTTATTCCATATACCTCCTATAAAGTTTTTTATTGAGTCAAACATTGGTTACTCACCTCATTCTTTTAAATTTATCCATTTACTATCCATACAAACCCAATTACTGTTAACCACATCAAAGATAAAGTTGTTATTATTCCTATATCTAATTTATCTATTTTCACTGTAAAACACCTCTCTATTCTCAATTAGAACCATATTTTTACGTGTTTTTGATTGAAAAGTTGTATTTCTACGGTGATAGTATGCCACTTAACCCTCTAAATTAGCCATTGTTGTTCTATTTCACTATCATTTCACAATTGCGTTAAACGTGGATTTAGCGCAATTGTTACATATTTTAGCTAAAATACTGGTTTGCATCTATCAAATGTTTCATATCTTTTTCAAAACTATATTCAAAACCATCAAGAGTATCAATATCACTTGTCCCATCGTCAAGTCTTTCGTCTTCTGTTAAATTCTTAGGATTCCATACTGCAGTACATAATGCTTTTGTTAAACTTCCGCAATCTTCTGTTATAAAGAATCTCCTTTGTTCTATTAACATTTGAGTACATTTGATTCTATCGTTAATAGGTGATTTTCTAGCATTTCTTACAGTTATATAAATACCCGCCTTTTCTAATGCGGTCTTGATTCCCCTAATTAATACTTGTTCAGCACTATCACAATAGATATGATCTATCTGTCCATATTTTTGTTGTATCACTTTTACAAAAGCAACAAATAACTCTCCTAGTTTATCGGGCCCTATATCCTTACAATATCTATCAGTATCGCTTTTCTTTTTGTCTCCATTATCTTCAAGCCATCGTTCAGATGCCAATGCTATTAGTTCTTTATATCCTGCGGTTATTCCTGTTGCTACGAATGAATGCCCCGACTTGTTACCTCCAAAGTCAAAGCCTATATTTATTTCCTGTAGATTACATACAGAACCTTTCTTTTTTATAGGAGCATCGTTACCGCTTATATCATTAGCAAATCTTTTATATATTAATCCCTCCGCTAATTTCCATAAACCTAATATATATCTTTCATAGAATATTCCTGTGTACATACTTTTATATCTGTTCTTAACATGCTCACTAAGACTTAAATTATCATCCATAGTAAAATGAATATGTAATGCGTTCTTTTCTTCTAATTTATCTAAATATTCTAATTTAAACCAATGATAAGGTCCATCGGGGTTACAGTTAAACCACATCTTAGCACCATCAACTGAACATCTTGCAGTAGCTTGATTAACAAATGATTGTGGCATTAAGGCAACTTCATCGAATAGAACTCCTGCTAAAGTAATACCTTGAATTAAGTCTTGTGATCCTTCATCTTTACCACCAAATAAATAGTAATCATTACTTTTTCCATTCTTAGAAATAGTTAGATAATTTTCGTTACTGGACCGGTGGTCTTTGCAACTATATCCCCTACCTTTTAGCATTTTCTTTAGTGGTTTTATAACATTTCTTCTTAACGATCCAATTGTTTTACCACATAAAGCAAAGTTTTCTTCTTCAAACATTTGCATGGACCACATTATATATGATATTGACATTACAACGGTCTTCCCCGCTCTTACAGAACCATCAGCAATTAATATATCTTTATCTTTTACTGGTGAAGCTTCATTCCACCATGTTAATACTTGTATTTGTTTCTTTGAAAATGGTTGGAATTGGAATGCTTTTTCTGTTTTATTCTTCATTAGTCCATACCTCAACAGTTTTTTCGTTTAAAGCTGCCATAAATCCATCATCTTCTATTTCGGGTTCATCTTCTCCAGTTACTTTTTTGATTTCTTCTTTCATTTTCTCATTTTGTAACCTTTTATTTTCTAACTCTAGTTTTGTCTTTTCTTCATCATTTAATAAGTTACAATGTTTGTTTAAGAAGTCCATAGCTTTCATCTTATCAGCCAATTTAATTTTAATTCCATCTTTACCTTGACTTACTTCCGATATCAATGATCCATCTACTTTTATGCTTTCATTAGGCTTAACATAACTATATTGTCTAGTTACTATATTCCCATCTTCATCAATCATAGTTTTACCGTCTTCACCTTTAACCTCATATTCCTCTTGTCCAAATGTCACATAATCCGTTATATCTGCAAAGGCTATATCTATATACTTTTGTATTAAGGCTTTTGTTAATGATGCTTTATCGAACACTATCTCTGTTAATCTCTCTATTTGTGCTTTAATGTGTGGCTTTTTAAGGTTCTTATTTCCCTCTGTTGCTCCTGTAGCATAACAACAATCATAAGCTTTCATATAAGCTTTTGTAGCATTGAAGCACTTAGTATAGTAAATACAGAATAGTTTCTGTTTATCTGTCAATTCGTTATTCTTCATTACTTCCTTAACCTCTTTAGAAATAGTATCTTTTACACGTACCTTCTTAACTTCTTTTCGTTCCTTTTCGTTCCTTTTCATTTGTACCTTTTCTTTTGGTAACGTTCCGTTTAATTCTTGTTCCCATTTATCCTGTGATTTCCACTTTCTTATTTGTGTATCTAGTACATTTAATTTATTAGATATATCTATTAGCTTTATATTCCCTTTAGCTGCTAAATACATTTCTTTTGCTTTTTCTCTATTTGGGTTTCTTTCTCTTGCCATACTACTTCCTTTCTCTTATTTAAAAAAGCACCTACCACCGATAAATGGTAGTAAATGCTTTTATTTATTAAGTAGTTTATATATTAACCAGTAAGCTTGTACTAAACACTCTATTGTCAGCCATGGAGGGAATCCACTTCCTTTCAATATATATTTTGGTCTTTCTTACTGGCTATGTGCTTTTCATGTGCAGTACTTATTAGAATACTGCACAACATTTTAAGGGGAAAGGGGTTTTTATCTTTGGTATACTCTTATTATATAATATTACAATTACAATATCAATCTATTTTTTATTTTTAATTACTATTTGTAACTGGTTTTGGATATAATTTTACCTTTTATTTTTCGCATAGATATTCTAACCATTCTACATACTCATTTATTTCTTTATCTGTCATGCTATTTAAATCTTTATTCCCTATTTCATATTCATCCTCACACTCTATTATCCATTCCCTTAGTGTATTAGTTCCCGCTTCTTCTTCATATATATCACATATTCTTTTATCTAGGTATTCTTTCTTTATCATCCCTTACACTTCTTTCTTAATTAAATCTGCATTTTCAAATATATTACCAACTATTTCTAATGATTCTATGTTAAATAGTTTAATGCTATTATTTATTTCCCAATATCCTCTGCAATTAAAGCTGTATTCTAAATACATATTGTTGCTATGTGCTTCTTTAGTTACTACATAGAAACTTGTTTTATCTACTTCCTTTTGCTTTCCATATGTTGGTACTGGTTCTTTTAATATATCCCCTAAATAGCTTTCTTTTTTATTTATATCTTTTACTCCGGTTGGTGGTAGCAATATAGCTTCTATTCCCTCTGCGTAGTCTAATGGTGATTCATTTATCCATACCACTTTATTAGTAAATTCTAATATTATGTGATATTCCTCGCTAGAATACATTTTATCAGTTATCTTATCATATACCTTTATATTATTCATCCCTTTACCCTCCATCTATATTAATTCTGTTAAGCTTATAACAGATTCTTTTAATGCTTCTATTTTATCTTTCATTACTCTATTTAGGTCTGTTGCATTATCTCTTCCCTTCTCTGTTGCTATCATCTTGCCGTAATATTCTTTGATTGTTGTTTTTAACACTTCTAATTGTTTATCTTTCTCTTTAAGATTTATATTCATTTGTTCCATGTAGCCTTGGTTGTTTTGCTTTTTGAGTTCTTCGTATTCGTTGTATGTTTGTTCTAATTTATCATTTATCTTGTGTATCCCTTTTCCCAGTTCCTTATTTTCTTCTTTCAGTTCTGTATTCTCATTAGAAAATCTTATCATTTCCTCATGTATTAATTCTCTAGCATTGTTTATATCTTTATTTATGTTTTCTAATCCAAATATTTTATTATCTAATTTTTCTATTGATTTATTTTTATCATCT